GATGTGCTGAAGAACGAAGTCAAGGACAAGGATCTCCAAGCCTTGATGCTGGCAATCCTTACCGATGACGCCGAGCCGATTGACCCAAAATCCTGAGCGCCGAACTCCGCAAGGACAACTGGCTCATGCTCCAGTTTGGCGTCGCCAAGGAACTGGGCCTAAGCCTGACCGAAGTTCGGACCACGATGACCGCCGAGGAGTTACTCGGCTGGAGCGCCTACTTCAGCATCCTCAACGAGGACCAGCAGAAGGAAATCGAAAAGGCCAAACGCCGCCGCTAACCCGGCGGCCTTTTTACACCGTAAACTGAAGTACCAGAGTGTGACGTAACGCCGTGGCCTTCAGAGCTGATATTGAAATCGGCGTTCGCGGCGTACGATACTTAGACGAGCTTCAAAATAAGCTCACACAAGTATCAAAAACTATTGAGCAATTAAATAGGCAGCAAGTAGTTATTCGCCGCACAATTGCTGGGGCAGCTTATGCAGAGCCGGCCGGACCTGGCGGAGCCGGAGTAACGCGTGCCAGTGCAGTTGCGGCCGAGGCATCGCTTCGCCGCATGCTTGAGTCACAACTAAAAACTGCTGCGGCGGCAAATTCTTGGGCCGTGGCACTACGAGCAGGCTCTAGGTGGCTAAACGAAGATCTAAACGTAACAGCAGCACTACTTCAAGCTAACGACGGTTTATTGAAAAGCACTAATGCCCAAATTGAAGCACGTAAGCGATTAGTAAAAATAAAAGAGTTTGAAAACCAACAGTCAGAGAGATCTAAAAGAACCGAACAGCTAAATGAATCCGTCGCACTTGGTGTCGGTTTTCCCTTGTTATTTGGCGGTGGTCTTGGCTCAGTAGCCGGTAGTTTTGCAGGTTCGTTTGCCGGCAAGGGATTTGGCGGACAAATTATTGGGGGTGCTATTGGACAAGTAATTGACAATTTTGTCGTAGGTTTAACAAAAGTAACTAGCAGTTTAGAGGAAACGACGAAGGCAGCAGGCATAAGCGGAACTGCTTTAGAACAGAACATTGAGGCACTTAAAAAAGCCGGAGAAGAAGAAAAAGCCTTGGAGCTTGCAACCCAAGCCTTGGCGCGTGTAGTTGGCGAAGACGGCGTCAGAGCGCTTAGTGAATTTGAGCGAGCAGGTGCGCAATTAGCCAACGCGTTCCAGAAACTAGGTGTTCAGCTGCAAGCGCTAGCTGCAGAACTTCTTGGGCCTACTGCTACGGGCATAGCCAGTGCCGTTGAAGACACAGTACTTATTCGGCAGGCTGAAAGATCGGGCGACCCTAGACAAATAGCGGATATACAAGCACGAAGTAGGGCTTTTGGGGACGACTATTATGCTATCCAAGAGCGGATTTTAAACCGCCAACGTGAAATAAATAAGGAGTTTGAAAATCAGACAGTTCTTATTGAAGAAAGCGTAAATACTTCCGCTCAAGATGCTCGCGTACTTCAAGCGCGTATTGAACTGGCAAAAACAGACGGAGACTTGACAAATGATAAAGTTTTTAAACTTCGTGAGACTGTTATCCAAAAAGAGTTTGAAAAAGCTCTGCAAGATGCCATAAACAACGGAACTAGTTCTGAAGTAGCCCAACTGGAACGTAAATTAAAATTAACACAGCTAGCTACTGACCGCCAAGAGGCTTTTGCTAAAGCCGCTGAAAAGTCCGCAAAAGCAGGACGTGACCAACTGGACATTCAAAAAGCAGTGCTCGGCTTACAAGCAGAACTTATTCGGACAACTTTGGAAGCCGGAGATCTCGACGTCCAATCCGCGCAAATTACCCAAGGCCAAGCGGCAGCATTAGATGAAGAAATTAACCAACTACAAACCCGATTAAATTTAGAAGCGCGAGTACTAGAGCTGCGTTTACAGCAGCAGTTACTCGCTAAAAATTTAACAGCTCAAGAACGTAGTTTACTAGAAACAATATACAAAGAACAGGTCAATAATCTTACTCAACAATACAATAACCGCCAGCAAATTGCCGCGCAAACTAAAGCGCAGCTAGCGTTAGATAAAGCTTTAGCCGACGCTGACGCTATGCGGCAAGCTAGACAGCCTTTTGAGGACGTGCGCAGACAGCGTGAACTAGAAATCCAATACGGCAAAACTTATCTGCGCCTAGTCGCTGAAGGTATATTGCCGGCGGAAGCTGAGCGGCTTGCTAATTTTGAGCGTTTAGTATCCGAACAAATAAATGCACTAGATCGGCAAATCGCTACAACCCAAGCCGCCTTAATTCAAGCCGAAGCATACGGAGCGAGCGCAGACAAGGTAAAAGAGTTACGCGAAGAATTGGAACGACTTCAAGGTGCGCGTGCAGTTACGACTGCCGAAGCAGCACAAGGCCCAAGTGCCGGTAAAACAAATAGAGAACGCCTCCAAGAAGAGATCGCAACCGTACAAGGCCAACTCAACACTCTTTTAGACCCAATTAACCAGATAACCACAGCGGCAGAAGGCATCGGCCTTGCCTTTAGCGATTCCTTCAAAGGCATTGTCTCTGGAACAATGACCGCCCAAGAAGCCCTCGCCGGCTTCTTCCAGAGTATTGCGGATCAGTTCCTTGATATGGCAGCACAAATTATCGCCAAGTGGATCCAGCTGACAATACTTAATTCCATTCTCAGGTTGTTCCCAACCGGAGCTGCTACAGGAGCAGCCGCTAGTGGTGGTTACACATTGCCTAGCGGTGCAGGTTATGCAGAAGGTTTTTCGCTGCCCTCACTGTTACCGGGACGGGCCAACGGCGGACCCGTCACTGGCGGTATGCCTTACATCGTCGGCGAACGTGGACCCGAGTTGTTTGTCCCTGGCGCATCCGGCACCATCATCCCCAACAACCAGATGGGAGGCGGCAACAAGGTCGAAGTCGGCCAAATCAACATCAGCGTCGAAAACACCGGCGATACTCTTAGCCCCCAAGCACAAAAGCAGATTGCCGGTCAGGTTCGCGGTATTGTGTTAGCAACGCTTGTAGACCAGCAGCGTAGTGGAGGCATCCTGCGATGAGTTTCCTTACGTTCGCTGACCTTGGGCTGACGTTTGATAGCCGCGTCTCACGCAGCAAGCGGTTCCAACGTGTCACCTTTGGCGATGGCTACAGCCAGATCCTTGGCGATGGTCTTAACGCTGAGCAGGAAACTTGGAACTGCATCACGCCTGTGATGAGCGGCTTCGAGGCATTTTCGATTGAAGCCAACCTCAAGCGTTACGCCGACACCGCGATTGAGTGGTCTCCGCCGGACAGCACAAAATCATTCCAAGTGCAGTTTGTTGGTGGCACTACCACACTCGGATACACAAACCTGTCCGCACTGGATCTTGAGGGTTATACCCGCCCAACGGACTACACCGCAAACCTTGCCAGTGGTGTTTTGACCAGCGTGACAATACCCAACAGCAAGCCAGTCAAAGTAACAATTACCGAAAGCCCCAAGAAATACTTAATTCGTGAAGGCTGGGAGCTGAACTTTATTGCGCCAGATCTGTATCAAATTACCTTTGATCTGCAGCGAATCTACGTATGACACAGCTACCGCCTATTTCCGAAACGATCAAAGACCGGCTACCAGAAGTCGTCGATCTCTTTACGCTCGACATCACCGTTCTGCTGCCTGCTGGCTCTACCGATCAAGCGATTTATCGTTTCTGCAACTGGACGCAAACAAACGGCAGCGATGTTGTTTACGACGGCAACACCTACACCGCACTGCCGCTGCAGGCAAACGGCTTTGAGCTGAACACCAGCGGCCAACTGGAACGCCCCAGTATCACCTTCGCCAACGTCGGTCTTGCTATCACCGGCTTGACCAACACCTATGAGGATCTAGTTGGTGCCACGGTGCAGCGCATCCGCACGCTGACCACCTATCTCGATGGTGAACCTGGCGCTGATCCTGACGCTTACTGGGGACCGGATGAGTGGATCGTTGAGCAGAAGACCAATGAAAACAAGCTGACGGTTACGTTCCAGTTGACGGTGCCGTTTGATCTGGAAGGTCGCAGCTTGCCGGGGCGTCGCCTGTTGCGTGAGCAATGCCAATGGGTGTACCGCAGCAACATCGGCTGCCACTACACCGGCAGCTCCTACTGGGACGCCAACGATGTGCCCATGCCTACGCTGGCTGAAGATGTCTGCGGCAAACGACTGAGTAGCTGCAGGTTGCGTTTTGGCTCTGGATCGCGCCTACCGTTTGGTGGCTTTCCTGGCTTGGTGGATTCGCAAGGCTGATGGCACTTTCTACGTGGTCAAATCCGCTTACCGCCGAGCAACGCCTCGCAATGCGGACCTATGCAGAACGCACATATCCACGCGAAACATGCGGGTTCATTCTTGTGGATGGCACGGTCGTGGAATGCGAAAACACCAGCACGGTGCCAGATCAGTTCACGATCAGCGCTCAAGACACGGCTGATTACTTTGAGGATGCAGAAGCCTGCTGGCACAGCCACGCAAACTACAGCGGGTTCAGCCTTGCTGATATTCAAGCCTGCAAAGCACTCAACCTGCCCTATGCCGTGTGGGACTGCGGCGGCAGTGAGGCGTTTTGGCTTGATCCGCAGCAGTCTGCTGGTTTGATCGGGCGCCCATGGAACTATGGCGTCTATGACTGCTACTCGGCTGTGCGCGATTGGTATCAGCAGCAGATGGGCGTGAGCATGGGCGATTACCCAAGGCAATACGAAGGCGAATGGCAGACCCGCGGCTTTACCTACTTCGAGGACAATTTTGCTGCTGAAGGCTTCACCCGCATCCCAACCACCGTTTCACTTGAACGCGGTGATGTGATCCTGTTCCGCATCCGCAATCAGGATTGCTGCAACCACGTCGCAGTAATGGAAGACCCAGCCGCGAATATGCTGTATCAGCACTTGGTTGGTCGCTTGTCTGGTCTTACGGCATACAGCGATTACTTCCGCGAGAATGCCTACATGGTTGTGCGGAGGGCAAGCTGATGGTGACGATCAGGCTGCTCGGTGAAGTTGGCAGGAAGTTTGGGCGGCGGTTCCAGCTTGCGGTGAAGACACCAGCGGAAGCGTTGCGTGCATTGTGCGTGCAGATTCCAGAGCTGCGTCAGTATCTGCTGGAGAGCGGCGAGAAGGGCATCAACTGGCGCGTGGTGACTGATCACGCTATGGGGCTAGAGGAAGAGCAGCTTCTTTGGCCAATGAGTAAGCGGATGGTACTGGCGCCGATTCCTGCGGGGCGTGGTGGTGTTGGGCGGATTATTGCTGGTGTTGCCTTGATTGCCTTTGCAATTGTTACGGCTGGCGCGGGCTTATTCGGTTTGGGTCTTGGCTTCGGTGCCAGCACTGCTTACGCAATCGGTGGGGTTGGCCTTTCTTTGATTTTTAGCGGCGTAGCCCAACTGCTGACACCAACCCCAAAGATGCCCAACGTCGGTGGCAGTGTCGGCGGCGGACCAACTTCAGGACGCAGCCGTGAAGAACAACTGAAATCGTTCACATTCGATAAATCAAACGCTAACTCCCTGCAAGGCGAAGTAGTTCCGGTGCTTTACGGTGAGCGCATCATCGGTACGTTGCCGGTGCTGTCGTTCGGTCTTGAATTGCAGAACTTCCTCTGATGGACGACCTCAAC